TACGCCCGCGCGGAGCGGCTGGGCATCGAGCTGGAGCAGGAGTGGATGGCGACCCTCGACGAGCGCACCCGCGAGAGCCACCGCGCGGCGGACGGCCAGCGCCGCAAGGTTGGCGAGCCGTTCGACGTGGGCGGCTCAAAGCTGCGCTACCCTGGGGACCCGACGGGCGCTCAGGACCAAGTTTGGAATTGCCGCTGTACACTTGTAGCAGCTGTGCAGGGCGCGGCGGAGCAGGCCCGCGAGAGGTGGGCGCGCCTGCCCGAGGGGACGACGTACGACGAGTGGAGGCGCGGCAGGCCGACCACGCGGGACGCGAGCTACGCCAACCCGGCGGGCATCCTGCCCGCGAGCTGGGGACCCGCGCCCGCGCCTATATCCGGCAGGCCGAGCGCCCCCGCGCCCGCCACGGCGGCTGAGACCAACTCGAACGGCTACGCCGTCGACGCGATGCACCCGCGCACCGTGGGAGGCGTCGAGCGCATCGCCGAGGCCATGACGTTCGACGAGGCCAACGAGCTGCGGGGCAACCCGCGATACAACCTTGCGAAGGACGCCGAGGCGGACTACCAGAAGGCGCTCGCCGCGTACCAGGAGGCCATGAGGCGCGTGATGCACGGCGAGGAGATAGCCGAGGACGAGCTGCGCGAGATCAAGGTCAGGCGCATGGAGGCGCTGGAGCGCCTCAACAGGGCGCAGAAGGAGCGCGCGCAGTACACCGTCAACTGCCAGACGTGCGTCGTGGCGAACGAGGCGAGGCGCAGGGGCTACGACGTCATGGCGACAGGGAACAACGAGCGCAAGGACTCGCCCAACGCCATCCTCGCGCACGACACCCGCAGGGCGTGGATCGACCCGGCGACCGGGGACCACCCGCAGTACATCATGTACGGCGGGCCGGGCAAGGCGGACCCGGCAGGCGACCCGATACCGACGCAGGCGAAGTACTGGCAGTGGCTCGACTCCGACGGCGTCATCGAGGAGGGCAACCGCTACACGATCCAGTTCGCGTGGAAGGGCCGGGCGCGCTACGGACACATCGTCTCGCTTGAGCGCGTGGACGGAAGCCTGCGGCTCTACGACCCACAGACTGGCAGAATATGCGTGGGCGACGAGGTCAAGACGTACCTCGGCGAGGTAAAATACAGCTCGAAGACGGGAAGGATCACGTTCGCCGACGGCCCGAAGATACTGCGGGTGGACAACATGGAGTTCAACCCGGAGTTCAGCGACCGCATCCTGGAGGCGAGGCAATGACGCTCGACGAGGCGAGGGACAGGGCCAGAGAGTGGGGGTGGGACGACGCCGAGGAGCTGGTGCTGCTCAGCGGCGAGACCGTCTACCTGCTGGTCGGCGAGGGCATGATCGGCCTGCCCCGCTACATCCACGACGTCGGGGGCCTCGCGCTGCTGAGCACCGACGAGGAGTCGATGGCGCTCTTCGACGAGCCTGCCTACCTCGACGAGGGGGCGGACTCCTGATGGCCGACGACGCCTACATCGAGGTCGCCGAGGACAACACGGACGAGGTCATCCGCCAGCTGGGCGTGGCGCTGGCGACGGCCCTTGAGAGCACGGGCCTGGTCGCCGAGGGCGACGTGAAGGCCATCACGCCCGTCGACACCGGACGCCTGCGCAACTCCATCACCCACGCGGTCGACCCCGCAGAGAAGGCCGTGATCGTGGGGACCAACGTCGAGTACGCGGTGTACGTGGAGAACCGCACGAGCTACCTGGTGCGCGCCGTGAACGCCAACCAGCGGAAGTACCGAGGCATCCTGGAGAAGGCCCTCAGGGGGCGCTAGAGCGCCCCGGAGGGGCATCCATACGCATACGAGAAACCCGGCCCCGCGTTACGCGGGGTTTTTAATGCGCGTCGACAGACGGGCGCAATGAAGCGCGCCCCAAATCCTCCAAGGAACAGGAGACGTGCATGGCACTGACCAGACGCATGCTCAAGGCACTGGGCATCGAGGACGAGAAGGTCGACGAGATCATCGCCGCCCACGCCGAGACCGTCGACGCGCTCAAGGGCGAGCGCGACGAGGCGAAGGCGAAGGCCGCGACTGCGGACGACCTCCGCAGGCAGCTCGACGAGGCCAACGGCAAGCTGGCCGACGCCGAGAAGGGCGACTGGCAGGCCAAGTACGAGCAGGAGCACAGCGACTTCGAGGCCTTCAAGGCACAGAAGGCTAAGGAGGTCGCGGACGCCCAGAAGGCCAGCGCGTACCGGACGCAGGTGCTGGGCGCGGCCAAGATCGACCCCAAGCGGCTCGACCAGATCATGCGCCTCGTGGACCTCGACAGCTTCGAGGTCGACGACAAGGGCGTGGTCAAGGACGCGGCAAAGCTGGCTGAGGGCGCGGCCAAGGAATGGAGCGCCTTCGTGGTCGAGACGGGCACGCGCGGCGCGCACGTGGACGAGCCTCCGGGCACGGGCAACGCGGGCGCGGGCAACAGCCGGGCCGCGCAGATCATCGCGCAGCGCATGGCCGCACAGGGCGTCAAGGTGGATCAGAGCAAGTAAGGAGGAGCAATGAGCTTCACTGGCAGCAAGACCGCCCACGGCTTCGCAGCCGGGTACTTCCTCGCGGGCGGCGACGAGTCGTGCGTGCGCCTCACCAAGACCATCAGCGCGAGCCACGCGCAGGCGAAGACGACCGCCGAGGGCACCAAGTACGTGCCCGCCGGGGCCGTCATCCCGTCCAACGCCACGGGCGCGGTCGGCATCCTGTACGAGGACATCGACGTGACCAACGGCGACGCCCCCGGCTCCGTCGTGGTCGAGGGCCGCGTCTACGAGAGCCGACTGCCCGCCGAGGTGGTGGCGGCGGCCAAGACGTCCATGGCTGGCATCACCTTCGTGGCGACGGAGCCTGCCGTAACCCGTCCGTACTAGAGAGGAGCGCCCATGTTCAAGGACGGCGTCCTGGGCATCCTGCCCGCCGAGGACTTCATCAACACCGGGTGGACCCCCACCCGCCCCGCAGCCGACCCGTCGAACCTGCTTTTCGGCGACGAGGCGACCGACAACATCGTGGCCCGCTGGGACCTGCTCGCCGCGCAGTACCAGATCCCCGTCATGGCCCAGTTCCACGCCTTCGACACCGAGGCCCGCACCCGCGTGCGCGTACCCATCGACAACAAGACGGTGGAGAAGGGCCTGATCAAGGAGAAGGCCAACACCTCCGAGCTGCTGCGCCAGGCCATCAAGAACGGCGTGGAGCGCTCCAACGAGGCCGCGCTGTACGACTACGTCTTCAACGACGCGCTGAACCTCGCCGAGAGCGTGGTCACCCGCGCCAACGTGGCGAAGAACGAGCTGCTCGCCACGGGCCAGGTCACCATCAAGGAGAACGACCTGAACCTGACCGTCGACTACGGCGTGCCCGCCGCCAACACCAGCCTCACGCTGGACTTCGGCGCTGGCGCGACCGACGACATCCCCACGCAGCTGCTCGCCATCCGCGACGCCGCCAAGGCGCAGGGCCAGACCCTCTCCGGCATGTTCACCTCCAGCGCCACCGTCGCCAAGCTGCGCCAGGACCCGGCCATCCAGGGCCTGATCTACGGCAACTCTGGCCGTGGCGCGCTCGTGCGCAGCGCCGACCTCCAGTCGTACCTGTCCGAGGAGTTCGGCATCAACCGCGTCATCACCAACGACGAGGTCTACGCCAAGGAGCGCCACATCGACCCGACCACGCAGCGCCCCGCGCAGACCACGGCCCGCTACTACCCGAGCAACAAGGCGACCTTCTTCACCTCGCCCAACGCCAACGGGCAGCTGGGCGCGGGCCTGTGGGGCACCCCGCCCGAGCTGGACGTGAACGGCATCGGCGGCATGGACGTGCAGGCCTCCAGCCTCAACGGCTTCGTGTACATCAGCCAGTGGACCGAGAAGGACCCCGCCGTGCTGTGGACCAAGGCCTCGGCCCTGTTCATGCCCGTGCTGTTCAACCCGTACGGCCTGTGGATCGCCAGCGTCACCGCGACGCCGGGGGCCTAGGCATGACCGCCGAGTGCGTCGCGCGCTTCCGAGACCTTGAGGCGGGCGTCATGCGCGAGCCGGGCGACCGCTTCGAGTGCGCCCCAGAGCGCCTCGCCGCGATCAACGGCACCCGCTACGGCGTGCTGGCCGTCGAGGTCGAGGGCGAGCAACCCGAGGAGCAGCACGGGGAGACGCCCGCAGAGGGCGCTGAGACGCCCGAGAAGGGCCGTTCCCGCGCCTCCCGGGCCAAGGTAGCCAAGGGGGAGTAGAGGATGCTGCAGGCCGTCCTGGAGTACATCAACAACTGGTTCGAGGCCGAGGCCTACGGCGGCACGTGGACCGTCTCCAACGGCGTCGTGGACCGCAACCCCGGCATCCAGGACGGCCAGTGGTTCCGCGTCGTCGGCTCCGTCTTCAACGACGGCCTGCACAAGTGGCCCGCCCGCCTCGCGGACGAGACATTCAGGGGCGAGCTGAGGGCGCTCAACGTCCCGCGCGAGGTGCAGGACCTGGCGCTGGAGATCGGCGAGTGGTGCGAGGCCCACGCCAAGGAGCTGGACAGCCCGTACACATCCGAGTCGTTCGGGGGCTACAGCTACACCAAGGGCAGTCCCTCGCGCGCGGCGGCTGCGGCGACCACGGGCGACTACTCCTGGCAGGACCACTTCAAGGCGCGCCTGAGGGCATGGAGGAAGCTGTGAGCCTGCTTGACGACTACATGACGCCGTGCACGCTGCTGGAGAAGCGGCGCACGCCCGACGGCGAGGGCGGCTGGACGACCACGTGGGTGGACGGCGCGGGCTTCGAGGCGGCCATCGTGCTGGACAACAGCACCCTGGCCCGCGTCGCGGCGCGCGACGGCGTGACCAACATCTACACGGTCACGACCTCGCGCGGCTTCACCCTCGACTTCCACGACGTGTTCCGGCGCGAGCGCGACGGCCAGGTCTTCCGCGTCACGAGCAACAGCGACGACAAGATGACCCCGACGAGCACAACGCTGGACATGGCGCAGGCAAGCGCCGAGGAGTGGGTGCTGCAATGACCGAGGCCGCCGTCATCTTCGCCTGGCTCGGGAAGTTCGGCATGCCAGTGTACGCGCGCGGGTGCGTGCCCGACGACGCGGCCTACCCGTACCTCGTCGTCGACCTGAGCGTGGGAGGCTGGGGCGAGGGCGAGCAGACCCAGACGGTCGACCTCTACGACTACACGACCAGCGCCGCGCGGGCAAACGCCGAGGCCCGCGAGGTCGTCGCCGGGCTGGGCCTGGGCGGCGTGTACCTGCCGTGCGACGGCGGGGCCGTCTGGCTCAAGCGGGGATCCCCCGCGTGGCTGGCGATGGACCAGGGGGACGGCGTGAGGCAGCGGCGAATCAACATCACCGCAGAGTTCGAGACCTACTGAGGGGGGTCCAAACAAGATGAAGTACACAAAGGTATCCACGACCACGTTCCAGCACCTCCAGCTCAACGCTGGCGTGCTGCTGAGCGAGTTCGACCCGGCGACGCCCGCCGCCCCGAGCGACAGCACCATCCTGGGCGAGACGAGCGGCGGCTCCAACTTCAAGGCCGAGCCGAGCTACATCGACTTCGGCGAGGACATCGACAACGTCCCCGCCAACACCAAGGAGCTTAAGCGCATCGACAACATCGAGGTCACCCTGTCCGGCGACTTCATCTCGATGACGCCCGCGCTCGCCAAGCGCCTCGCCGCCGCAGCCGACCTGTCGGGCAACAAGATCACCCCGCGCATGACCCTCAAGGACGCCGACTTCGCCGACGTCTGGCTGGTCTGCGACTACAGCGACGTCAACGAGGACGGCACGGGCACGGGCGCGAACACCGTGAAGGCGGGCTTCATCGCCATCCACATCATCAACGCGCTGAACACCAACGGCTTCGAGATCCAGACCAACAACAAGGGCAAGGGCACCTTCCCCTTCGAGTTCACGGGCCACTACAGCATCGACGAGCCGGAGACGGTCCCCTTCGAGATCTACGTGTCCGCTGGCAACGGCGCGCAGGGCTAAGGGGGCGGGCATGAGGCTGGCCGACATCAAGGGCAAGAGGCTGCTCACCACCATCTCGACGTGCACCGAGGCCATCGGGCGCGTGATGGAGGACGAGGACGTCAAGGCCCTCTTCACCAAGGAGGAGGCACCGGAGGGAGAGGACGCGCGGGCGTTCGCCATGCGCCGCATCACCAAGGCCCTGCCGGGCATCCTGGACCGCCACGCCGACGACATCATCCTCGCCCTCGGCACCCTCGCGAGCAACACGCCCGAGGGACGCCAGGCGGGGATGACCGTCGAGCGCTACGCGGAGGAGGGGGACGTGCTGACGGACCTCGTCTCGCTGCTCAACGACAGGGACTTCCTCTCTTTTTTAGCCTGACGAACGGCCAAGTCGCACGCGACGCCCTAAATCTGGCCCTCGGCGAGTATCGCGGACCCCGCGACGCCGGGGCCTTTTTTTCATACGCGAGGGCGCGGGCCAGGCGCGAGAGGGACCGCCTGTCGTGGATGACCTACGTCGCCGGGCAGCTCCGCTCAAGGGGCGAGGGCAAGTACATCGCGGCGGAGTGGGAGGCCGAGGCCGTGAGGCTGTCGCGGCCCGCGCCCCCCATGCCCGGCTCGGTCATCGAGCGCCTCAAGAACATGGGAGCATTCGAGGTGGTGAGTTAGCATGGACCTTCTGGACCTGTTCGTCCGCATCGGCGTGAAGGACGACGCCTCGGACGAGATCGAGCAGAAGAGCAGCCACATAAAGGAGCTGGCGGCGGGGGCCGGGAAGGCGGCGGCGGCGGGCCTCGCCGTGGCCGGGGGCGCGGCGACGGCCTTCGGCGTGAGCGCCGTGCAGGCCACGCAGGGCTTCGACACGTCGATGTCCAACGTCGCGGCAACTATGGGCGACAAGGCGCAGCAGATGGTCACGTATGGCGACCAGACGGCGACCGCCATCGAGCTGATGGAGCAGAGGGCCAAGGAGCTGGGCAGCTCGACCCAGTTCTCGGCCTCCGAGGCCGCCGACGCCTTTGGATTCATGGCGCTGGCGGGATGGGACGCGAGCCAGAGCCTGGGCGGCATCGACGGCGTCCTGAACCTCGCGGCGGCGTCCGGCATGGACCTGGCGCGGGCCTCCGACGTCGTCACGGACTACCTGAGCGCCTTCGGCATGGAGGCGGGCCAGGCGGGCGAGCTGGCCGACATGATGGCCTTCGCCCAGGGCAACGCAAACACGAGCGCCGACCAGCTGGCCGAGGCCTTCAAGAACTGCGCGGCCAGCCTCCACGCCGGGGGCCAGGACGTGCAGACGACCACCGCCATGCTGTCCATGATGGCGAACCAGGGCCTCAAGGGCAGCGAGGCGGGCACGGCGCTGACCGCGATCATGCGCGACATGACCGCTCAGATGAAGAACGGCAAGATCGCCATCGGCAACACCTCCGTGGAGGTCGTCGACGCGCAGGGCAACTTCCGGGACCTGACCGACATCCTGGCCGACGTCGAGGCCGCGACCGACGGCATGGGCGACGCCGAGCGCGCCGCCGCCCTCTCCGCGACCTTCACCGCCGACTCCACCAAGGGCCTGAACCTGCTGCTCAACGCTGGCATCGGCGAGGCGGCGGGCTTCGAGGACGCCCTGCGCGGCTCGGCTGGCGCGGCGGAGCAGATGGCGGCGGTCAAGATGGACAACCTGCAGGGCGACCTGCTCGGGCTGTCCAGCGCCTGGGAGGGCCTCCAGATCGCCGTCGGCGAGAAGATGATGCCGACCGTGCGCGACTTCGTCGAGATGGGCACCACGGCCATCAGCGGCCTGACGGCGCTCGTCAACGGCGGCACGGGCAGCGCGGCGGCGGCGTTCGCGGCGCTGCGCGACAGGATCGCCGGGGCCGCCGAGGGCATCGGGCAGGGCCTCGCCGGGGCCGTCGAGGGGATGCGCGCGCGCCTGGCGGGCCTCCCCGACGAGATCGCCGGGTGGCTCAGCGACAACAGCGGCGCGCTCTACGACAAGGGCGTTGAGCTGTTCGGCCAGCTGCTGGTGGGCATGGCGACCCGCAAGCTGGAGATGGCCGAGTGGCTGGCGGGCTTCGTCGCCGACGTCGTCATGTGGATAGGCGACCACCGCGAGGAGCTGCTCGCCAAGGGCGCGGACATCATCGGCGGCATAATCGAGGGCGTCACGACGGCGGCCTCGGGGCTGTACGACATCTTCTCGGGCCTGGCGGCGGACGTGGCCGCGTGGGTCGAGGCGGGCGGCGTGCAGGACCTCGTGGCAAAGGGAGGGGACCTGCTCCAGGGCCTGCTGGACGGCATCACGCAGGGCCGCGACGGCGACCTGATGACGACCGTGCAGGGCCTCCCGGCCGAGATCGCTGGCTTCCTGGGCGACACGCTGACGACGCTCACGCAGGCGGGCACCGACCTGATCCAGGGCCTGCTGGACGGCGCGAGGGGCCTGATCGACGGCGACCTGACCACCGAGCTGTCGGGCCTCCCGGCGAGGCTACCGGGCATGATCGGCGACGTCGCGCAGACGCTCGCTGGCGTCGGCACGGACCTGCTCCAGGGCCTGCTGGACGGCGTGGACACCCTCATCCCGCAGCTCTATGACTTCTTCCTGACGCTTCCGAGCGCCGTCGTCGGCTTCGTCGGCGACACCCTGACGGCCCTCGTGCCCGCTGGCACGGACCTGATCCAGGGCGTGCTCGACGGGGCCACCAGCCTCTTCGAGGGCGACTTCGGGACGTGGTTCACCGAGTTGCCGGGCAAGGTCGTGGACACCGTGGGCGACACCCTGACGACCCTGGTCGACAAGGGCGGCGACCTGCTCCAGGGCCTCTGGGACGGCGTGCAGCAGCTGTGGCCGAGCATCGAGGAGTATTTCACGACGATGCCGTCCGTGATCGGGCAGGCGCTGGGCGACCTCGTGGGGACGCTGACCCAGAAGGGCATCGACCTCATAACCGGGCTGTTCAACGGCGTGAGCGAGAACGACGGCGAGCTGACGGACTTCTTCACCAACCTCCCCCAGACGCTCCTCGACCTCATCGGGGACGTCGGGTCGTTCCTGCTCAACGCGGGCGGCAGCTTCATCGGCGGCTTCCTGGAGGGCGTCAACCAGAGCAACCCCGACCTGATCGCGTTCTTCACGGGCCTGCCGACGGCCCTGGTCACGCTGGTGGGCGACGTCACCCAGACGCTGCTGACCAAGGGCCAGGAGCTGCTCGGGGGCCTAAAGAGCGGCATCGACCAGAAGGCCCAGACGGTCACGGCGTTCTTCTCGGCACTACCCGGGGCCATCGTGACCACCGTCGGCGACGTGACCTCCTCGCTGCTGCAGAAGGGCAAGGACATCCTCAACGGCCTCCTGAGCGGCATCGGGTCCATCTTCTCCGGCACCGGGGACGGCACCGTGGAGGGCTTCTTCAAGGGCGTCAAGGGCAAGGTCACGGGCTGGCTCAACGAGCTGAACCCCGTGAGCTGGCTCGTGGACGTCGGCACCAACGTCATCCAGGGCCTCGTGGACGGCATCACGAACTTCAACCTGCGCGACGCCATCATCGGCGTCTTCGGCGACGTGGGCGCGGCCGCGTGCGACGCGCTGGGCATCCAGTCGCCCTCCACCGTCATGGAGGAGATCGGCGACTTTACCATGCAGGGCCTGGAGAACGGCATCTCCAAGGGCGAGGGACCCGTAGACAGCGTGCTGTCGGGCATCGCCAACGGCCTGCCGGACAACTTCGCCAACGCCTACTGGGCGATGCACGACATGGGTTCTGGCTTGGCCACCAGCTTCCAGACTGGCATGAGCAACACCTTCTGGGGCACCGTCGTCCCGGCGGTGCAGGCCATGGCCGGGGCCATCGCGGACAACTTCACGGCGGGCTACAGCACGCTGTGGTACGCGGGCCAGCAGATCATGGCGGGCCTGGGCGACAGCATCGTGAGCAGCTTCTACAGCTCCGTGGCCTCCAAGCTGCAGGCGATCACCGCCGCCATCCCGCTGTTCAAGGGACCGCTTGATGAGGACCGCCAGCTGCTCGTTGACAACGGCGAGGCCATCATGGCGGGCCTCATGCAGGGCATCGGGACCGGGGCCGACCAGCTCTACACGATGTTGTCGGACATCACCGGGGACATATCGGGGGCCGCGACGGCCACGGTCGAGGCGCAGGGCTACGGCGGCCAGACCGTCATCAACATGGCGGGCATGTTCGACGGCGCGCGCGTGACGTTCTCCAACCGCGAGGACATGGACGAGTTCGGCGAGCAGATGGCGTGGTGGCTCGGCGAGGTAATGAGAGGGGGCGCTACGGCGTATGCGCGCTAGGACGCTGGTCTACTTCGACGGGCACTGCCTGTCGGACCTGTGCCACATCACCAACCTCGCGAGGCCGAGGCCCGCGAGGGTGAACAAGTCGCTGACCGTGCCGGGCAAGGACGGCGTGACCCTCACGGGGTCGCGCCTGAACTCCATCACGATCAGCATGCAGCTCAACTTCCTGCAGCCCGACCCGGAGGACCGCCGGGCCGCGATGGAGGAGGTCGAGGGCTGGCTGTACGTCTCGGAGCCGCGCCGCCTGGAGTTCACCGACCAGGACGGTCAGTACTACCTCGCCATCCCCTCGACGACGGGCAACACCAAGCGCTGGCGCACGGCCTCGGGCCTGCAGAAGGTCGCCTTCCTGTGCCCGGACCCGGTGCGGTGGGGCGAGACGAGGAGCGTCACGAGCGAGAGCGGCACGCCGCTCGACATCGTCGTGGGCGGCACGTACCCGACCGCCCTCACCGTCAGCTCCACGGCGGCGGTCAGGGCGTCCTCCAGCGGCCTCTGGGGGGCGTCCGTCCCGGGCTACGGCTACCTGCGCACTGACAAGCTGGCGGACGGCTCGGCGCACGCCGTCTCATTCGACAGCGCCTCGCGCGTGCACCGCGTGGACGGCGCGGCGAAGCTGCCGACGCTGGACTCCGACTGGCTTGACTCCGTGGAGCCGGGGACGCACAGGGTGGTGAGGGTGCCGGGGAGCGGCCCCCTCACGGTCGAGTGGACGGAGAGGTGGCTCTAGATGGACACGTCGAGGATTCTCGTGTACGACCGGACGGACGCGCCGCTGTTCGAGATCGCCCCGGGCGAGGTCTACGAGCGCAAACGCACGGAGGAGCTGAACGGCAGGCACATCCTGTCGCTCACGACCACGAGGAGGCTCCAGAAGGGCTGGCGCGTGCTCACCGTGGACGCCATGGGGAAGTGGCGCGAGTATGTCGTCTCGCGGCCCGACGAGAGGCACGACGACCGCCAGAGGAGCTACGGCGTCTACGAGTGCGAGTGGTCCATACAGACCGACCTGCTGGGCGTCCCGTGCGACGCCACCATAAGCACGGCCAGGGACCCGAGGGCGGCGCTCGCCACCGTCCTTGAACACACGTCGCGCTGGGGAGTAGGCACGATAGGCGTCACGGGGACCGCGACCGCGAGCGTCGCCAACATGAGCGCCTGGGAGGCCCTGGGGGCCGTCTGCGCGGCCTTCGACGCGGAGGTCGACGCCCAGATCGCCGTGGGCACCTCCGGCGTCGTCTCGCGCAAGGTGGCGCTCGCGTCGCACCTCGGCGCGACCGAGGCGGCGCGCCGCTTCGACTTCGCGCGGGACATGACCAAGATCACGCGCGTGGAGAGCGCCGACCCCTACTTCGCGCGCATCCGCCCGCTGGGGCGCGGAGAGGAGCGCTACGACGCCGAGGGCGGCGTGAGCGGCTACGGGCGGCGCGTGACCATCGAGAGCGTGAACGGGGGCGTTGACTGGCTGCAGGACGACGCCGTGGCCGAGGCCGTGCGCCTGCCTGACGGGAGCGGCGGCTGGGAGTACCCGACGGTCACCGTCATCAATCAAGACGCGGACACGCCCGCAAAGCTCAAGGCGTGGGGCCTCAAGGTGATCACCGAGTACACGCGCCCCAAGGTCACCTACCAGGCGAGCGTGGCGCAGCTGGAGGAGGCGGGCATGGACGCGCACGGCCTCGCCCTGGGCGACGAGGTCGTGTGCGTGGACAGGACCTTCGGAGGCGACGGGCTGAGGATCAGCGGGCGCGTGACCGCCCTCGTCGTCGACGAGACGGACCCGAGGAGCGGCACCAAGGTGACCATCGGCGACCCGCAGGCCACCATTGCCGGGACCTTCGGTGGTATCGGGCAGCGCATCGACGGGGTGGCGCAGGACGTGGAGCGCGTCACCAACAACGCCATCTCGACGGTCGACTACCTGCAGAACCTGCTGGACAACCTGAACGCGCAGGCCAACGCCACGGGCGGGTGGTACTACTACGTCGAGGGCGAGGGCATCCGCACCTACGACGCCGAGGTGAGCGACCCCTCGGTGGGGGCCGAGGCCTCGCAGGTCGTCGAGATCAGGGGCGGCAACATCCGCATCGCGGACAGCCGGACCGCGCAGGGCGACTGGGACTGGAAGACCGTCATCGTGAGCGGCCACATCGCCTCAGAGCTGGTGACCGCCGCCAACATCGTGGCTGGCTTCATCCGCAGCGCCGTGGACCCGGACAACAACTACTGGGACCTCGACAGCGGCGTGGCGAGGATGCTCCAGCTGATCGCGGGCAAGGTGGGCACGTCTGAGACGAGCTACGCCGAGATCGGCACGTACAGCGTCGTGGGCCACGCCGTCAGCAGCAGCCGGACCAACACCTACACGGGCCACGGCATCGTCCTGCACGAGGGCGCGGACACCACCCTCAAGCTGCTCTACGACAAGAACGGCAAGCAGCTTCTGCTGGGCGTGGAGAGCGGCTCCACGACGAGCTACCTGATGCGGATCGGGCTTGACTACAACAGCGCCGACCCCAACACCGTCTACTTCGAGGTGAACACCAAGCACAACGGCATGGTGACCAACTTCCTAGCGAGCGACGGCGGGCTGGACATCCAGTCGTGGGACGGCACCACCTACAAGGGAAACATGATCCCGATCGACACCCCGTACTGCCCTGTCTACCGCCTGCGCAACCCCTACAACAACGACGACCACTTCTGGACCGTCGACGTGAGCGAGGCGCAGCGCATGGTTAGAGACGGTTGGGTCAACGAGGGCATCAAGTTCCACGCATTCAAGTAGCGGGCGGCCCCGCGTTACGCGCGGGCGATCATTCGCACCGACGGAAGGGAGGGGCCTTGGACCCCATAGCAGTAAGCGTCATAAGCATGGTCGTGACCGCCGCGCTCGCATACTTCGGGGCGCAGCGCGGCGTGACCGCCAAGCTGAGCGCGCTGGACGCCAAGGTGGAGCAGCTGAGCCTGCGCGTCGAGAAGCACAACAGCGTCATGGAGCGCACCGCCGCGCTGGAGGAGCGCGTGCGGTGGATAGAAGCGGAGGCGAGGCGCAGTGACCGATAGGACGAGGGACTACTGGTGCCGCTGGGCCAGGGCGGCGGGCGTGCGCGCCCTCAAGACCCTGGCGCAGACGGCGGCGGCGACCATCGGGGTCGCGACCGTGATGAGCGAGGTCGACTGGGTGGCGGTGGCGAGCGCGAGCGTGCTCGCCGCCGTCCTGAGCCTGCTCACGAGCGTGAGCGGCCTGCCCGAGGTCGACGTCGCCGAGGAGGGGGGAGGCGAGGAGGAGTGAGCCTGACGTACGCCGAGCGCATCGCGCAGGCCGCCGAGCAGATAGCGGCGGACGACTCGATGGGCTACAGCCAGCCCAACCGCAGCGGCTGGGGCGGCAAGGTCATCCACTACACGGACGGCAGCACGTACACGATCCCGGGCGGCGACACCGACTGCTCGGAGATGGTGCGCCGCTGCGTGAACGCGGGCCTGGGCCGCGAGGAGATCGAGTACATGTGGACGGGCAACGAGCGCGCCGAGCTGGCCGCGCTGGGCTTCCGCCAGGTGCGCCTCGACCGCAAGCGCCGGGGCGACATCCTCTGGAAGACCGGGCACACTGGCGTCTACCTCGGCGACGGCCTGATGGCCGACGCGCAGGTGGACGAGGTCGGCGGCATCGACGGGCCGCAGGGCGGCGACCAGACGGGCCGCGAGATCGCCGTGCGCAGGGCCGCGAGCCTCCCCTGGGAGGAGTGCTGGAGGCCTCCCGTGGGCACCGTGGACGACGCACCCGTGGAGCCTGCCCAGGGGCCGTGGGACATCTCGCGCGGCATCGACATCAGCAACTGGCAGGGCGGCGGCTTCAATGGCGACGAGACGGCGGCGGGCTTCGTCATCGTCAAGGCCTCAGAGGGCGTCGGATGGGCCGACAGCTTCGCGGCGGGCTTCCTCGGCGCGGCCCTGGCGGCGGGCAAGCTGGTGGGCGTCTACCACTTCGCCCGCGACAACGACGCGAGGGCCGAGGCCGAGTGGTTCGTCGACTGCGCGCGGGCGACCGGGCACCTCGACGCGGTGACCATGTGGCTCGACTACGAGGCGGACGCCCTGGGCAACGGCCCGGCGTGGTGCGAGGAGTTCATGGCCCGCGTGGACGAGCTGACGGGCAAGACGTGCGGCCTCTACACGTCGCAGGCCGTGACCGTGGAGCAGGACTTCGCGGCGAGCGCCCGCCGCCCGCTGTGGGTCGCCCAGTACGCGAGCGACGACCCCGTGCACGGCTGGCAGGACGACCCGTGGACCACGCGGGACTACGGCGCGTGGGACCGCTGCGCGATCCTGCAGTACACCGGGAGCGGCTTCGTGGACGGGTGCGGGCCGCTTGACCTTGACAGGGGCTACTTCACCGCCGCCGAGTGGGCGGCGTGGGCGACGGGCACCGAGTACGAGCCGCAGCCGCAGCCCGAGCCTGCGCCCGAGCCGGACGAGAGAGGATGGGACGAGATGGCACCGAGGACATTCAGGTTCGCGACGGCGGTCAACGTGCGCACCGCGCCGAGCACGTCCGCCCAGGTCGTGGCGGTCTACCAGCGCGGGCAGACCGTGGTGCTCGACGGCCTCGCCTACGGCGACGGCTTCGTCTGGGGCCACTACGTCGGCGCGCAGAGCGGCGAGGACCGCTACGTGGCCCTGGGGCCTGTCAGCTACGTTGGGGAGGTGTAGGCCATGTCGTGGATGCAGCCGGGGGCCTACCAGAACCCCTACATGCAGCAGCAGGCGTGGCAGCAGCCCGCCCAGATGTGGCCGCAGGCTCCGATGGGCCAGATGGCGCAGCCGACGCCGCAGCCGTCGCAGCTCGTGAAGGTGCACGGCATGGAGGGCGCGCGGTCCTTCCGCATGGCCCCGGGCGAGACTGGCGTGGCCTTCGACGACGTCGAGGACGTCTTCTATCTTTTGGAGGCAGACGGCGCGGGCAGCGTCCGCGTGACGCCGTTCTCCTTCGCCAGGATGGACGCGGCGGCGCAGCCTGGGGCGGTGACCCGCGAGGAGTTCGACGCGCTCGCGGCAAAGGTCGAGGGGCTGCTGCCCGCCAAGGGGTAGCGGCATGGTTTCGAGTAGGA